AATAGCATTAGGTCTTGAAACTGAAGAAGAAGTAAAATTAGGTTTTCAGGCTAAAACAGAAGATGGTACAATTATTGTATCAGAATCAGATACATTAGAAGTAGGTGTAGACATCTCAGTATTAACTGAAGATGGCAGTACAATACCATTACCTGTTGGTTTATATGTGATGGAAGATGGCACTAAGGTTAAAGTAGAAGAAGAAGGTAAAGTAGCTGAAATTATGGAAGGTGAAGAAACAGAAGAAGAAGTTGAAGAAGTAGAAGCATCAGAAGAAGAAGAATTAAAGCACAAGCCAGATCATAATTATGAGAAAATAGAAGAAAGAATGACTAACTTAGAAAAAGCAGTTGAAGAGCTTGTAAATGAATTAGGTAAGGACAAAGAAGAAATGAGTGAAGAAACTACTGAAGAAGAAGAAGTAGTAGAAGAACCAAGAGGTGATAGTCCTAAGACAGTTACAACTAAAACAACTGAAGTAGTTGAGTTTTCAGCAGAAGATGAAATTAAAAAGTTAAAAGAAGAAAACGAAAAACTAAAAACTGAATTAGCAGAAAGTCCAGCAGACACACCTGTTAATACAAATAAATTTAGTGCAAACAGACCTGTACTAACAACAAAACAATATAATAAACTTTCTAAACAAGAAAGATTTTTATACAACTTAAATAAATAATAATTAAAAAAAATTAAAAAATGGCTTTTACAACGACTAGCAATTTCTCGGGGAAAAATGCAGGATTTTATATTTCTGCAGCCCTTAAGGAAGCAACATCATTAGATTTTTTAACAATCATTGAGAATGTTAAATTTAAATCTAATATTCAAAGAATGGCAGGTTCAGGAGTAGTTGCAGATGCAACTTGTGAGTTCAACAATGCAGGTACATTAGCACTTACTGAAAAAGTATTAGAACCTAAAAACTTACAAATTAACTTAGACCTTTGTAAGAAAACTTTATTAGATTCATGGGAAGCTCTACAAATGAGAGCAGGTGCAGGAGCACCACCACCACCATCTTTTGAAGATTATGTAATTTCTTACATGGGAGAAATTATTGCAGATGCAACAGAAGAATCAATTTGGGAAGGAACTGCAGTAGCAGGGAAATTTAATGGTTTCTTAGGTGCAGTAACAGGACTTTTATTACCAGGTGTTGATGCAACAGTTATACAATCAAGTGCATCAGGTGCTTATACTGCTGCAAACATTATTGCAAACTTACAAACATTAACTGCTGATATGGCAGCTAATATATCACCAATTTTAAGGAAAGATGATTTATATATTTATATGAATGCTAAAACTTACGCATTCTATGTATCAGCAGTATCTACATTAGGATATGTTAATGCTTACAACATGAATGGTGATTATGATCCTGTATTTGAAGGTTATAAAATTGCAGTATGCCCAGGAATGGCTGACAATGAAGTAGTAGCTGGTAGAAAATCTAACCTATTCTTTGGAACTGATTTAGTATCAGACCACACAAGAATTACATTAATGGATATGGCTAATCTAGATGGTTCAGATAACATGAGATTGGTAGCAAGATATTCAGCAGGTGTACAAACAGGAGTAGGTGCAGATATTGTAAGACAATCATAATAAACAATAATATGGTAGGGGTGTAAAAACCTCTACCTTAACTTTAAAATAAATAAATATGGCTTGTACAAGTTTAACAAAAGGTAGAGAACTACAATGTGATAGAATCGCAGGTGGTATTAAGAATGTTTATTTTGGGGTTTATGATGATTTTAATGCAAATGCTACAACAGGTGAAATATTAGGTACAGGTATAGTAATAGCATCAGGTGCAGTTACAGATATTGAAATGGGTGGTAATGATTTATATAGATATACATTACCAAGAGGTGAAAGTAGTCTAACAGAAACTATTGTAGGTTCAACTGAAAATGGTACTATACACTACACACCACAAATTACTATTAAATTAAATCATTTATCTACTGCTGATCAAAACCAAGTAAGACTATTAGCATTAAGTAAATTAGTTGTATTTGCAGAATTAAATGAATTAAATGCAACAGGTAAAAATGTAATAGTTTGTATGGGAGTAAGAAATGGAATGCGTTTAAATTCAGGTACTAATTTAAGTGGTGCAGCATTTGGTGATCATAATGGTTATTCATGGACTTTTGATGGTATGGAAGAAGAGCCTATGTCAGTAGTTGCAGATTATACTACTACACCATTTGATAATACTGCATTTACAATAAACAGTATAGTAATATCATAAACTCTAACATTAGTGTTTTTATATATTTTCTTAATTAAGGTGGTTTTATACCACCTTTTTTTTTAGAATACAAATAAATTTTATAATTTTCTATATTATAATATGATACAATTAGATTACACTACACCGAATACAGAACAAAGTGTATATATATCAACAGAAGATAATAGAATAGATACAAGTGTAGCAAGTACACAAGTAGCTTTACTATTTGAAATAACTAATGATATGTCAGGTAGTGTAGTATATACTTATCTATTAAAGATAAATGTAGATGATAGATATACAACAGGTACATTAACACCTAAAAATACAAGTCCTGATATGTTTTCAGGACAATTTATAGCTTTACCTGTCGGTTACTATGATTATAACGTATTTGAACTTACAACACAATATTCAGCAGGTAGTGTATCTTATAATTGTAATACATTACCACCTACAAGTGCAGGTATTTTAGGCAAAGTTAAATTTGATAATCCATTAGGTGTAGAAAAAATTATAAGAGAATTAACAGGTAAAAATGATGTTTATACAGAAGAATTAACAACTTTATCAGCAGGCACATATAATTTAGATATTATAAATACTTGTAATGATGTTATTTTTGATGGTGGATTTATATTAGGTACAGATACTGCACAATCTAATGATACAAGATTTGTAGAAATTACAAATGTAGTACAAACATCAACAGGTATTACATTTGATATTGTATCTAAAATGCCTGTAGGTCATTCTTATAGTTTTTCAGTAGGTAGTGCAGCACAAACACAAATTACTAATATTACATCAGTACCACAAACTACATCACATTCATTTCCGCAAATTGGTAATCCTACATTAGCAGCAAATTTAATTGAGTGTAAACAATACGATCAAGAAAATGGAACGGCTGGTGGTGGTTCAGTAGTTGGAACGACATTAAATATTAGACCTTTAAAAAATCCTTCAGATTACTATGGTTTAGCTATTTTATTAGCTTCTAACAACCCTTTAAACAGTACAGGTGGTGTAGCACTACAAACAGGTAATGCTTTTATTTCAGCTATATATGGTGCATCTTCTGTAACAACTAATCCACAATTTTATGTATTACAAGGACAAGTAACAGAAGGTAAAATGTATATATCACAAAAAGATACTACACTAAAAGAAGTAACATATAAAGAACATGAAGAACCAGCAGGAACAAATTATATATATTATGGACAATAAAAAAATAAAAAAATGATAGAAAACGTACAACAATTATTAACAGAACAATTAGGTAAAAATGGTAGTACAGAAATATTTACTACTGCTGCACAAACAAGTAAAGATTTTTATGCAGTTTACTTTCCTGTAACATCAGTAGTATCAGCAATTACAGTAGCAGATGCAACAGGTGAAAGTGCATTAATAACAACTTTACCAGCAGGTACAACTTTATTTATGAATATAACCGCTATAACTTTAACATCAGGTATTGGTATAGGTTATCATGAAGGACCTACTACATAAGATATGTTATCACTAAAATTAGGAAATAGTTTAAATACAACATTAACAGGATATAATATATATTCTGTTGATTTAGATGGTACAGATGAATATATTGATTTAGCTACAAGTAAAACACTAATTAATGGACAAGCAGGATCATGTAGTGTTTGGTTTACACTTGACAATACAGGTGGTAATGGTACAATATGGCAAGCAAGAGTAAATAGTAGTAATTATGTTAATATACACTACAATAACAGTTTAACACAATTAAGGTTTGCATATAGAATAGGTGGACAAACTAAATTAGCTTCACATACTGTAGATTTTGAGGGTGATGGTCAATTTCATCATATACTAGCAACTTGGACTACATCACAAATAAATTTATATGTCGATGGTATATTAGTAGATACAGTTAATTTTAGTGGTACTTTTAGTGGTACTTTTGCTAATTCAATGATAGGGCAAAACACATTAGGTGGTAATTATCTAAATGGTAAAGTAGCACATATAGGTTTATTTACAACTGTAAAAGCTATAAGTGAAGTATGGATAGCAGGTAGAGAACCAATAGATCTAACTAATTTGAGTAATTTAGCAGCATATTATAAGCTAGATGAAGGTAGTGGAACAATAGGTTTTGATGGTGGTAGTAGAAATAATAACGCAAATTTAGTAAATACACCTACTTGGAGTAGTCAAGTACCAATAGTTTAAAATATGAATTATACAATATTAAATACAGAAGAATTAGATAGTGTAAATTTTGATGAAATATTAGAAACATCACTAAACACTATTAGGTATAACAACGCAAAGACAGAATTTTTGCTTAAATTTGAAGGTGATACACCAACTTTTTTAGAAGGTAAAACATTATATGATTATGATGGTATAATGGAAATACTAAACAGTCCTGATTGGACACAAGAAGATTAATTATGAAAGAAATTATTAATATTGATTTATCAGCACAAACTGCACCACAAGTACAAGAAGTACGTGGTAAAGATTATATAGAATATGGTACTG